TCAATCCACGCGCCCCGTGTGGGGCGCGACAGACGAGCATTCACGCCCCCCAGCGCTGAGTTTCAATCCACGCGCCCCATACGGGGCGCGACGCACACGGTAGAGCCGTGCAATCTCGTCAATCTGGTTTCAATCCACGCGCCCCATACGGGGCGCGACCTTGTTTAAGTGTGATAATCGACGGGTATTTTTGTGTTTCAATCCACGCGCATATAGGTGCGGCGAATTTTGGGACATCGAGTTTCAATCCACGCGCCCCATGCGGGGCGCGACATAACTTCGATAGCTTCATCTTCATCAAGGTCAAGTTTCAATCCACGCGCCCCATGCGGGGCGCGACTACGCCGTTCGCAGGATTCCACGGCGGGCGAAAAGTTTCAATCCACGCGCCCCATGCGGGGCGCGACCCCCAGATCGCCGTGCTTGTATGCGCGGAGGACTGTTTCAATCCACGCGCCCCATGCGGGGCGCGACCGCTATTCGTTATGGTTGTAGGTAAGATTTTCTGTTTCAATCCACGCGCCCCATGCGGGGCGCGACGACAACGCTCTATGCTATGTTCTCTGGGTGTCAAGTTTCAATCCACGCGCCCCATGCGGGGCGCGACAAATTTTGCGTTGATAATGCGCCGTAGGTCAATGTTTCAATCCACGCGCACATGGCGCAGATTAGTGCGACAAGCATGCACACAAAAATAGGCTCTGAGATTGATTTCTCAGAGCCTATCACGCACATAAAAAAACCGGGGTGCCGTGTTATACTGCACTCCGGTTATTGTATTTTACTTATTCTTGGCTAGCCTCTCATTGACCGCCTCCATAATGAAGGCAGTCATAGATTTCCCTGCCCTTTCGGCGGCTGCCTTGATTACTTCCTTCGTGCCTTTCGGCACTTGCATTTTCAGCTGCTCATAATTCTCCCGGTTATACTCCCGGGTACGCTTAATCTTATTCTCGACCCATCCCATTGGGACCCCTCCATTCGAATTGATGCCACCATTATAGTATAGATTCGCTAGATTGTAAAAGCCCCGCCAAGGATATTGACGAGGCTGAGGTCACGCATCAATCTCTTTAAGCGGACGCCCTTGCGGGCGTTTCGTTTTAATTCTTGTGATTCGCAATCGCCCGGCGGATGTCCTCCTTGAGCTCCGCCATCTTGACGGGGCTCGAATATGTTCCGACAGGGATAACCGCTGAATCGTGGTACACCGTCCACGAGTTCCCGCCGAAGGAGGAGTGGAAGTGCGTATACACCTCGTCCTCGTCCATATCGTAGTGCACCTCGAGGTACGTGCCGTCGTAGCGGTTGCAACCGCGCATCTCTCCGACCGCCGCCTTGACTCCCTTGAACTTTCTCTCTGTTTTCATTTTTACTTCCTCCCTTAATTCCTTGGGCTTTGCGCCCCTGACCTTTATCTTGACTATATTGTACTATTGCAATAGTACAATGTCAATAGTTTATTTTAGATTTTCTCAAAAAATTTCTAGGCAAAGAAAAAAAAGCAGAAACCTTATAAAAGGTATCTGCTTTTTCTATTCTATCCAGTCACAATTTTCAATCCACTCACCCACTTGGGTGAGACATTTATAGTATAGACAATTATCTTAATATTGTCAACATAAAAATAAACCCCGAAGCCGACGCCCCGGGGCGATGAATTACCACGCTATGATATTATATGTGACGGTCGCGCCCTTGTACTTGCCGCCGTCGAAATGCGCAAGAGCCTCAAATCGCCCCTGATCATAGCCGACGGTCATGAGTGCCTTGCCGTCAATCATCGTCGCACCCGCCTTGATGCGGTGATCTTTGCGGAGGTTAATCTTGTAGACGTCAACCTTCTGATCTGCCGGCGGCAGGTCTTTGCCGTCCGCATCTTTTGTGATCGGTGTTACGACCGTCCGATCAGACTTTTCGCGTGCTGCCCGCGGAAGTGTCGGATTGTCCTCCTTGATCTGCCGTTCTACTACCTGTGCAGCACGCTCGACCGTCGGAGCGGTGACATGATACGTCACCGTAGGTGCACGCTGTCCCGCTTGTGCTTCCGCAAGCCGCTTTTGCAGGGCGTTGGCGTTCGCCGTGGATATGTCTAGGCGGTTTTTCAGTTCCTTTACGTCCTGCGTCTCCTCCTGCGTCATGACGGCGGGTTTTTCCTCCACCGCCTCGTGCCCTGCGTATCGTCCAACGGCGTAAGCAACGCCGACGATCAGGATGCACAGGATCGCCAGCAGGGCTGTTTTGTGCTTTGTAATGGTATCTTTCACCCGTTCAAGCATTATACACCCCTCCTCACTGATTGGCGTAAAAATTCGCCTTGCCGACGATGGTATCCATCTGCGCAAAGAGATTTCTGCCCGGGCACGCCGTCGACATGAGCTCTCTATGCCCTACGATATGATCGCGGTCAATCGTCAGCCCATAGTCGGTGCAGAGGTTAGCCAGCAGCATAGCAAGGCTCTCGATCTGCCGATCTGTCGGCTCTCCAATCTCAAAGTTACCGCATACGTGGATGCCAATGGTGTGCTTGTTCTCCCCGAAGGCGTGCGCACCAATCGTCCAGTGCGGACGCCCGATCTCCACTGTGCCATCCTTGCGGACAACGTAGTGGTATCCGATACAAGACCATCCCTGCGCCTTGTGACTTGCATCAATTTCTGCCGCCGAGAGATCGTCATCCGTAGGATTGCCTGTGTGGTGGATGACGATCATGTCGGTCACACTCCGTGTCGTGAGCTGGTTGTAGTTGATATCAAGATAGGTCTCCCTCAGAGGTACTCTTTCCATTGTTATCCTCCTTCTTTTCTTCGTACTGGTCTGGGATGCCGTTCTCGTCGCGGTCGATAAACGACTTTGCCAAAAATCCGATGACGGCGATCCACGCTGCCCCGCTGATCTCGTGCAGGAAGTTACGTAACTCCACGAGGTCGGGCTTCAGCGTATTGTTCCAGTCATATATCCACGCACCGACATAGATACTGCAACAGATGACAAGCAAGGCCGCATACCACACGATGTAGCGCATGGCAGCGTGACTTCTTGTCATACTGCGCAGATATTTCTTGCCTTTTTTAATCCACTGCGAGACTTTGAGCATTGCTTACCTCCCTCCGAGTGCCCACGTCAGAATCGACGCGAAGATGCCGACGATGGTGGTGCTCATCCCGATGGTCCAGCACACGTCGCGCTTGAACTCATCCAAACGCCGATGCGCGGACTTTGTGCTTTCTTCCAGACGGGCAATCCGCTCATTGATTGCATAGAGCTGATCACGTCCCATTGGCAGTTTTTCCGCGAGGGTTCTGATCTGTGCTTTAATGCCCTCAAGTTCCGCCAGAATTTCACCTCGAGCCATTGCATTCTCCTTTCCATGCACAGAAAAAGCCGCCATGCGTTATGACGGCTATTCTGCGCTCTGTCTTACACTGCTACGTGTGCCGCAAGATAGGCGGCGACGTCCTCACGGTAGATTTCGGGGACGACCTTCTGATCGTCCTTCTTGTCCTCCTCGGAGATTGCCCACGTCCCGTGACGCACAAGATACGCGTAGACGGGTATCATGTATGCCCATTTCTTCATTTCCCTTCACCCCCCTTCAGTGCGGCTTCCAGTGCCGCGATGCGTTCGCCATGTGCAATCAGGCGGTCTTCCTGTGCCGCCATTGCCTCAAACGCTGCGAGGCGTTCTTCGTCGATGACAGGCTCAGCGGGCACGGCAGGGGCTGGCGGTGCGGAGACGGGCTTTCCTGTCTTCGGGTCACGGATGTAGCCCGTGCCGTTGTCGCCCAGTCCACAGTTGCCGATGTAGGCCTGATAATCCTCCTCTGAGATGGGGATGTAGTCATCATCGAGGTATTTTTGCCGCTCCTCGTCGGTCGTGTAGTGCACACCAGATACAACAGTGGTCTCTCGATGCCCGGTAGTATCAAATTTTGCAAGGTATTCCATATCTAAACTCCTTAAATGCCTATAGCAAGCCACAGCACCTGATTGTCCCCGCCGTCCATGCGAAACGAAAAACCTGATGCCTTTATATCATACGGCAAGGAAAAGCATTCATACGGGTTTCTACGGTTAAGCCAACGACTGCTTACCTGCACGCAGAAACATTGCTGTGGATAGGAGACTGGGAATGCAACATAACTATCATACGCCTTTTGGGAAAGCCCCCATTGTAAGATAAGCCCGTTAGCAAATTTGACCCATCCGTTCTGTGCAAGATTACCTGCGACGATGCCTGTTTTGGCTGCGTTGATCTGGTTGATGATCCACTGTAAGGACTGCCCCCCTAGCTTGTTTGCATTGTCGGCTGTACCTGCAAGGTCCCCGACAAACCCCTGATCGGCCCGTATTTTTCCGAGTGTACGCCAATATCCCGCACGGAGATCCATTGATCCCGTATACTTTTTGTTGTACGTGTCGTAAAAGCCGATACCATACCACGAGCCAACATTGACATTTGCACCGCCATTTCCATCTATGGCATCGCCGGAATCTCGTTTGTAATCGCCAAAAAAACCGCTACGAACGTCCAAGATAGGAACATTAAGGGGCCCCGTCATCGTATCGCCGGACTTGCTGACCTTACCCGCCAGCGCATTTGTCACGGTCGTCGAAAAGTTCGCATCGTTTCCGAGTGCCTGCGCGAGCTCCTGCAAGGTGTCGAGTGCGCCGGGGGCAGAATTCACGAGGGCGGCGATTGCCTGTGCCACGAATGCGGTACTTGCGATCTGTCCGTTATTCGTCCCTTTCCCCGCCGTCGGTGCGGTGGGCGTGCCCGTGAATGCGGGGGATTCGTATGCGTCTGGGTGCAGGTGTTTCTTGCGCACGGATTTCTCGGGGTGGTCAAGCTCGGCGGCGGTGCGGTGGGCGGTGATTTTCTCGTCCGTCTCTCCCTTTGAGTACGCGCCTACATCCTCCGCCGAAATCCCTCCTTTTTTGAGGTGTTTCTTTTCGATGGATGCCTGCGCGATTTTTGCCCCCGTCACAGCTTCGTCTCGGATCTTCGGCGTCGTCACGCTACCATCCGGATGATCGAGTACTTCCTGTGTTTTATGCCCATCCATATCCAATTTTGTGGCATACGCGCTGTTTTCGGCAACGATTGTCAGATTCACCGCATTCCCAACGATGATATGCAGATTGATGATCTTACTTGAGATAGGGCTTTCCTTGCCTGGAATATAATCTGCAAGATTGCCTGCGTTGGTATAGGCGTAGAGTTGTTCGGTTCCGTCCCCCACTTTTGCGTACACGCCTATTTCGCGATTAAAAAAGCCTTTATCCAAGTCGTTGTTGTCAAGAACAAAGCGCAAATGTGCCGTTCCGTCTCCATTGTTTGTAAAGTTCTGCAGCGGTACGCTCATAACACTATGAACGAGCGCGGTGAGTTCTTCCACGGATTGCCCTGAAAGAAGTCCGTCCCCTAATTCCACTTTGGTGAATGCGACGGGCTTTTTGTTTTGTCCGTCTATAATCATATTTTTCCCCAACCGAGTAAGTTGGATCTTTGGAAATTGCGCCATGTTATACACCCCTTATTTCTATAATCTCATAACCATCCACATAACCGCCGAAATAAATCTGTGTGTCACTCAACGTGAAGTCGATATTGCCGCCGCTCTCTATGTCGATGATTTCATATTCGCCAACGACGCCGCCAAAATATACATTCGTCGCACCGTCAATTTCGTAGCCGAACGAAAAGGCAAGATGCGCGGGCTTGTACGTTTCGACCGCTTCAATAAGCCCTGCGTAATTTGTACTTATGGTATCGCTTGCAATTTGGAACGTGTTTTTTTGATTCCATTCTTTGATGTGGATATTGGTACCGTCTGCAAAATATGCAGCCGCAAGCCGCCGCATAAATTCCACCGTCGAGATCTGCCTGCTCTGTAATTTCAACAGGATGTTATTTCGCCGTGTCTCATTGGATGCACCGCCGTTATGTTCAATCCCTAGTTCCTTTTCCCACCAATCGAGCCCCCACGTTGCCGAATGAACGAAAAACTGTCTTAATATCTCAATCAGTAACCTCCGTTGACGATCATGTTCCAAGCTCTCCACCGATAGAACCTCCGCCATCTCTCTGTCATGACAGAGGAACTTTGGCAGATAATCGGCGATATTCGGTATTTCCTGCCTTATGAACTCTTTCATACGCAATCACCTATTCAAACGATGGAAAAACATGGATTGTAACCTCCCCCACCGAAAGCAATTCTGCATCCGTCGCTGTCACAGTCTCGCCTCCGTTTAGGCGCAAATTTCTGTAATCCGCCACATTCTGCTCCATCAATATTTTCCCGACCTGCGCCGTTGATATATAGCGCAAGTCCAGATTCTTCGACGCAATGAAGCGGTTGACTGCGTCTTTCAAGATCTCCTTATCCGCTGTCCCCAATATGTCCACGGTGATATTCACCGCCTTTGGAACTGGCGATACCACCGTCACGTCCGCGCCGATCGGGCGCATGGATTCAATATAATCCGCGGCTGTCTTAATCAGGTCACTTCCCGCCGGCTGCATCTGCGCATTTACAACAATCACTTTCACCGTCCCCGCTCCATTCCAGAGTGGAACGACGCGACACGCGCCAACTCCCGCGACGGACATAGCCCAGTTATAATAGTGGTACTTGTTCCCGCTTGTCGCAGGCGTACGAACAATCACCGAATACCGCTTGAAAAGATCTGCGTCCGTCTCTTCCTCCGCGCCGTCCTGCGTCGCGCTATCGTTATCGACCCCCGTCACCCCTGCAATCGATATGGGGATAGCTGTGATCGTATGCTCCTGAACATTCCCCTGCGTCCCCATCTCGGCGCAGGTGACCTTTACTGTTCCTTTTCCTCCGCCATCCAGTGTGACCGCTTTGTCCGTCGTGAACTGCACGCCGCCTTTCACCGCCACGATGCTTCCGACAGGAACGATAGCTCCCTGCGTCCCCGTGAACGTGACCGCCCCCTTCGCCCGCACCGCCGCTTTACGATCTACGCCGAACTCTGCACATCGTGCTGTTAGGTAGTCTCCCCATGCGGTTGACGCAAATGAGGCTTCCATCATAAGTCTCATCTCTGCATAGGTGTTTTCAAATTCAACACTGTTCGCATTGATAACGTCACGGCTAAACGAGCCTTCATAGTCCGCATGGTCGGATAACCGCCGAAGATCCGCTTTCATCCTCTGTTGAATATCGTCCTTGTGCTGCATCTCGAATGCCATCAATTCACCCCCTCTTAAATCGGATAGGTCTCATCAAAAGAACCGTATACCGACGTAATCCCAACGCCGATCATCAGACGGTCTTTGCGTAAATCGTCAATCCTTACGTAGTCGATGCTCTTGATGTACGGATTGACCGCAAGGCATTCTTTGACGCTCTGCGCGATCATTGTTTCCGTTCGTACATTGTTTGGATATGCGCCGATGTACTCTTCTAAGGTCACACCATAGCTTGAATCCATGTTATATGTGCCATGAAGATAGGCTTCATAACGATACCGCTCTGTTTTCAGCGCCTTATACACCCAGACTTTTAACGCCTCGTTCTCCATCACCGTCTGAATCGTTCCGTCTGCCGCGCGGCAAAATGTATCATGCACAAAATCCCACGCAAATTCTTTCAGCGGCGGAAGGCCCTCTGCCCTTCCTTCTTCCGCGGCTTCCATTTTGATGAATGGATTCATGTGCGCCCTCCTTTCACAGCAACCGCCCTTCCTGGATATGACAAAGAACAACATATTTTTGCTTTGTCCCGTCGGTCGAATCCGTCAGCGGATACATAGCGACATAGTAGCCGGGCTTCAGGTCGGAATCCGTCGTCGTCTCTGTATCCGTGAAGTCATTATGTATATCATGGTTATGCGACGCGAACGCAGCATAACCCCCGCCGCCGCCCCTGTCCTGTGTCGCAGATACGATGTGACCGCGATGCGTACGCGTGTGATTCGTCAAGAGATAGTCATTAATCCATAGGTCGTTTTTGTCGAGAATAATGCCGTTGTACTGCACCTTGATGTTCGGCAAATCCTCAATGACCTTCCCGATCACCAACACGGGCGCGGCGTTATTCCCCGCAACCCCCGCCATGATACCGAGCATTTTCTGATATGGATTATCCTGCACATCGCACCTCCTTATTTCTCCCTCTATAACTATTACGCTATTTCCATCAAAAAAGGAGGGTCACCCCTCCTTTTCATTGCCTTGCTCTATTCTTTTAATTATAGAAAATATTTTCTGTTTTTCTTCCTGCATCTCCGATATAGTTCAGCGTCAAATCCATGGTATGTATATTCCCTGAAATGGAATGTTCATCGGATTCAATCGAGAATATCCCCTTCAGCTGCTCTTCCTCAATCTCCACGGCGAATCCTGCGATACACATAACATTTCCTATGGCAGAGACTTTGCTTGTCTCCTTGACATGTGAGAGCATGGATTTCGCCATCGTCTGCGTGTCCTGCTTGGCATCCTCTTTGTATACGTCCTGCAAAAGCCCGTATGTCTTTATATCCTCATCGTTCTTTATATACCCCGTGATATTTCCATTCGCGTCCACGATGCAGATTTGATTTCGCATCTCTTCAACGCTCGCTTCGTGGGATGCCGCCGTAAGATTCGCCGTGTCCGTAATGCGAAAATCCCCGATGACGGAATCCGCGCGTACCACATTCAGCACTGCTTTTCCGTCCTTATCCGCAACATAGGCATGATATTTCCATCCCGTCGATGCCGTCATTGTGTCAAGGCACTTCTTCACGATCTCCGATCCTGTCATGACGTCGGCGATGCAGGAGATTTGACACGCCGCGCAATCCTCACAGAATGCGCCCGCCATAACACCAAGATTCGCACACACTACCTTGACCGCATCTGCAATAGATACACCATCAAATTTATACGTCATTTTGGACTTTGCCAGATAAATCATATCGTCGTAGGCGACAAATTCCATGGTATAGGATTCACTGTTTCGACTTTGCAGAAATACCTTCCCCGAGAATATCTTATAGCGTTCCTGTGTCAATGCATTGGTATAGACCAGTGCCACGCGGTCGCCGAGGTCAATATGCAGATTCTTCCATGCGCCGTCTTTCTTCGCCGTTGTGTATGCGATGGTAAAGTTCAGCCGTCGCCCCGCCTGCCCGAGGTCGCCGCTCCACCGCATTTCCGTAAGATACGGTGTTATATCCTGCTGTTTCGTGACGTTGCTCAGCGTAAACATATTTCCTCCTTCGCATAGAAAAAGGACACTATATGGATAGTGTCCTTTGTTGTTTTGTTCTCTATTTCGCCAGCGCGATCTTCTCTTCCAGCGCATTTTGTAAGGTCTGTGAGAAGTTCACGCCGATGCGCTCCGCCTCTGCGTTCATCCAGTACGGAATCGACAGCGTTTTCTTGACGAACCGTGTCCTCTGCTTCTCACGAAACGATGGCATGAATGCTTCTACCAGCATAAAGACTTCGTTGCTTTCAAGATGCTCCTGCTCTGCCAGAACCCGCAACGATGACGGCTGCGGAATCGCCTCACCGTCCTCCTCCATCCCGTAAATGTGAAGGGCAAGCACCTCCCGTGCCATACGGGCGGCCTCCTCCTCGTCCTTGCCAAACGTAACACAGCCGGGCAGGTCGGGGAATACAACATGAACCCCGTCTTCCTCATAGGTAAAAATTGCCGTATATCGGTAGTAATTCGGCAGCATACGATCCCCCTTCTCTTCATTGTTCATATACCCCTGCAGGGGCGGGGCTTAAAATTTAAGCCCCGATTGTTTCTCGATGCTCTTTAGGTCACGAACACCAAGGTCTTTGACCGGATGTCTGAGTGTGACCTTTCCTTTCTTTGTCGGATGCTTGAACTGGTGATGATCTCCTACACAGTTGATCTCTACCCATCCATCCTCCAAAAGGATTTTCATCACGTCTCTTGATGAATAGCTTCTCATGTCCTCCCTCCTATGTTTATATTATATCACGTAATTTATTACGTGTCAATCATTTTATGTGACTGTACTCTATATCATTTTCCCGTTGATGCTTGTCCCGTGCGCGGTCATAAGCAAAACGTCACCCTCAGATACGCCGCCATGACGCACGATATTCCTATAATCCGAAAGATACCCGCCGCCGCTCTCCTTGCCTGATCTCTTGATTGCCTTCTTGACCGCCTTCATCGGCGATTCTCCCCTTGCAATTCCGACGGCCGTATCCGCCGCTATTCTCTGCCATGCGTTCGGTCGGTTCTTTAGTCCCGTGTTCTTGTCCTGCACCGTCTCTTCAATGTGCCGATATTCCGTGAGAGACAGGTCAAAATATACGTCACCGCTTCCATCCTGTTCTTTGTAGGAGAACGATGCAATGAGACAATCAAAATTTATCGGCGAATCCTCTACGCTGATATGCAGCGGCTTTGTCCCCGTGCGCCACTCCTCAATCTGTTCCACAAGATTATACGGATCCGTGTCGCCGCTTGAAAATGTGTACTTTTGCGCCGGGAAAAAGGAACTGATTTTGACGCTCTTTAATCCCGTCTTGCCGATCATGGCATAATCCCCCGCATTGATGATATTCACCGTGCCATGCCCCGTGGATACCGACACGCCGAACTCCGACGGGACAACGGGGAATACGAGCGTATCCCCGTCGCATGAGAGCGTGATCACGCCCGTCTTGTTGAGGAACGCCCCGAGGAATCCCCCGCCGCCCCACTGTACCAGCGGGCGGCTCAGTGCCTGCCCGATCTGATTGAATACGTTTGCCATCTTGTGCCTCCTACACCGCGCCGACCATATTGTTGATTCCGTGCTGCTGCAGCTTAAATACAAGCCGTTCGGCGATTTTGTCGATGTCCGACTCCTCGCGAACGACGATGGAATCCGCCAGTTTCGCGATATTGATGCTCTGCGTACCACCGCGTGCCGCCATGCCCTCACTCAGTCCCTTCTGATACTGCTGTTTCAGGCTCTCCGAATGCGGGACGATCTGCGTCCCCGTCGGCAGATTGATCAGCTCCGGGCCCTGCTCATGCACGAACGTCTTTCCGCCCGTGAACCATGTCGCACCCGTCCAGTGCGATTCTGCCTCTCCGCCGCCATCCGCCGCCGCGCTTTCACTTCGTGCCAGTCCCGCCTTTTCGAGAATCGAATCCAGCCCTTCCGACAGGAAATTAATCACGCCCGTGAACACGTTTTTGATTCCGTCAAAGATATGGGTGAATATGTCCTTGATATTATTCCATGCGCCTTCCCAGTTTCCTGTGAACACGTTGGCAATAAACGATATGAGGTCACCCGCGACGTCAATCACCGTACCGATGATCGTTGCATAGATACCGACAAAACTGGTGATAATCCAGATGATCGTATCAAACACCGCACCGAATACCGCGCCGAGCGTATTCAGCACCGCTGACACAAGGGATCCGCTTTCCTCCGTTGTCCCGCCGAACGCCGCCATGATTTGATTGTAGGCCGTCATGAACTTATCGCCGACGTTCTTCAGCTTCTCAAATACAACGGTAAATTTCGCCCGCACCTTGTCCAGTGCCGTTCCGACGGTGCTTTTGATGTGGTTGAACACCACAAGAACAACCTGCTTGAAATCATGGAAATGTGCAATCACGAACGGAATAATGATCGTTAGAGCAAGGAGTGCAAGCCCGAGCGGATTCGTCGCCATGAGTGCGCGGATGGCCATGAACGGATTTCTAAGGCTCAGGATCGCGCGCCCTATCGTCATAAAGGCAGAAACGAAATTCCCCTTCATCATGGAGAGAATCCCGCTGAACGAACGAAAGCCATTCATGACGCCCGAGAGTACCGTTTGCAGGAAGGGGAACTTTGCCGCCAGTGCGCCCGTCACACTCCCTGCCTTTTCGATAGCGACCGCCGCCTTGACAGCGGATCCGTACCATCCGCCGAACAGCGTGATCCCCTTCCCGATCACGGTGAGACCGACGCCGCCGAGAACGATGAATTGACCGATGGTAAAGAGCAGCTCCTTTTGCAACGGCGTGAGGTTGTTCAGCCATTCGGCAAAGGCTTTTGTCATGCGCGACGTACGCGCCAATAGAGGGGTAAGCCCCTGCGCCAATTCCATCGCCGCATTTTTCAGCTGATTTACAGCCTTTTCCAGCTGCGCGGCGGGCGTTGCATCCAGTTTCTCTATCGCTTCATTTGTCGCGCCCGTACTGTTCGCCATCGCGTCAAGGGATTCCGCAAATTTATTTGCGCCGTTGCCGGTGAGGGAAAGAACGGTATTGAGTGCTTCGGTAGAGCCGAACAGCTTTCCCATCATTTCGATGTTGCCGCCCGTGGCCGTTTTTACTTCATCAAGGAACTTCGCCCATCCGACCTGTGCAAGATGCGCCTGATTGAATTCCAGTCCCAATGATTCTGCTATCTTCGCCGCATCCGCCGTCGGCTTGATGATGTTGGAGAGTGCCGCCTTCATCCCTGTCATGGCCGCCGATGTCTGCGTGCCGCTTGCCGTCAGGGACGCGACGGATGCCAGCAGCTCATCAATGCTCATGCCCGCAGATGCCGCCGTCGGGATAACCTGCCCGATGCTTTTCCCGATTTCATCGACGGTTGTTTTGCCGAGGTTCTGCGTAATGATGAGACGATCCATCATGCCCGACGCCCGCTCTGTCTCCATGCCGTATGCGTTGATGATCGTCGTCAGGGCATCCGTCGCCGTGCTCATGTCGGTAAAGCCCGCCTTTGCCCCGAGTGCCGACACCTTCATAAAGTCAACGGCTTTCGCCGCGTCTACGGATGCCGAAATTGCCTGATATGTCCCCTCTGTGAGGTCGGTGACCGATACGCCCGTCTCATTGGAGAGCGCGATCAGCTCACCGCGCATCTTTGTCATGTCAACCGTCGTTGTGTCAACGAGGGTTGAGACTTTGGCAAGCCCCGTGGTAAAGTCGCTGTTTAGTTTTGCGCCCGCCGTCGCCGCCGCCAGAATCGGCGCAGAGAGCAGGGCGAACTTCTCTCCCAGTGCCGAGACATTCTTTCCCGTCGCCTGGATGCTTTTCGCCACGCGCATCTGCTGTGAACGGTGCTCATTCAGGTGACTCGTCACCTTCGACAAGACGGGCGTAAACTGATCTTTCAGTTTGAGTACCGCATCAATGACCTGCATAATTTCACCGCCCTATAAGAAAAAGACGAGGATTGTCCCCGTCTTTTGTTGTCTATGGAGTTGTTAAATCAGACGGCGTATATTCCTTTGCGCGCTCTTCCATCTCGTACCGCATAAAGGCATAGAGGATCTTCTTTTCATTCCGCCCCATCTGCATAAAATCCTTCGGCTTGATGTTGTGGAAGCGAAAAAGATAGTACTGCAAGTTTACACCGCCATCTGATTCAATCAGTTTTTTGTCAGTTCATCGACTTCCTCTTGCGTCGTTTCGTCGATGCCGCAGAGTTTTGTGACCGTCTCCGCGATCTTTCCGATCTCGCCCGCAAGAAAGAGTTTCCCGACGAGGTCATTCGGCGTTGCCGCGCCGTAATGCTTCATGAGTTCGGCGTTTCGCAGGTCGGGCTCTACGACCGCATTCACGACCATCTCAACGCCGATCCGATAGTTGCTCTGCTTTTTCACCTTGCCATTCTTGCCGTATGTGGTGTTTTCCTCCGTGATCTCTGCCAAAAGCTCCGTATCCACCGCCTGCACGATGACGATGAACGGCTCACCGAAAAGGCGCGTCAGGCGCGGGATTTCAACCTCACCTTTCGGAAGCTCCGTGACTTTTTCTGCATCTGCTCGCAGCAGCTGTTCCAGTGCGCTCATGTGTTCGTTCTCCTTCTGTTTCTCACCCGTCGATGCCGTCAAGCATCTCGTAATCTTCAAACGTAAAGTTATAGGATTCCTCGCCCAGTTTGCCGACGCTCCAGTTGACGATGTCCACCGAATCGATCAGACACTTGTAGAGCGCGACGCGCTCCGTTCCCAGTGCATCAGGATCACGCACCTTTGAGATGATGGTACACGTGACCTGCCGCCCCTCTTTGATGGACGGTGCCAGCTTCTTGATGAAGTACGAGCTCACCTTGTGGACTTTGAACGATCCCTTTCCTGTGTAGCCCGTGACCTTATAGCCCTTGTTCATCTTGCGGGCAATCTTGACCTCAATCTTATCCGCCGAGAGCGTCGCCTTGAGTTCCTGAATCTCTCCCAGCTTGTAGCCGTCAATCCACATTTCGCCGTAGGTGCCGAAAATGACCTGCTTGCTTTCAATGTCGTTCATCGTGCCCCCTCCTTACTCCACCGTGCACTTGACGGAAATATTCTCCAGCGCATCCAGCATCGACAGGTCAACCGCAAGGAACGCATTGTCATGAATATTGAGTGCGCGGATCTCCGCCGCCGTCATGTTCTCCAGTTCCTCACGCGTGTTCTTGCCGTTCGATTCGCGCCAGTTCTTCACCGCCGCTTCATCGACATAACACTGATTTTGCCCGCGTTCCAGAAGCCCCTCGGTTTCCAGTGTATGCAGATAGCCGTTAATCGCCGTAATGAGAAGACAGCGGTTATCGTAGCTGTTCGCATACTTGCCGATATAGCTGTCATGCGCCGTCTTCTTGATGTCGTAATGAATCATATCCATGAGGTCAATGAGTTTGATCTTCTTGAAGTCCTCGCCTTTGCCCTGCATGGTCGTAACGAACGAATTCACGCCGCGTGCGACTTTGATCTTCTCGCCATCGTCGAAAAAGAAGAACTCGCCCTTGCCGATCTTTTCGTCCATCTCCTCTGCGGTGTACTGCTCCACCTCCACGACCTCAGGAAGCGGCGCATAGGTGCACGAGATAATCGCAGGCGTGCCGCAGATGATGCCCGCGACACGGGCGCAGTAATCCGCCGTGTTGAACGTCTTCGCCTTCGTCTTGATCGTCGTATTGGTAAAGTTGACGATCCCCTCCTGATCGGCGGCCGTATTGGGAAGAACGGCGCAGACTTTCGTATCCTTCGTCGTTCGCATTCCCTTCACCCACGATGCGATCTTTTCCGTGTACTTGTCCTTGATGCCGGGGATAACAAGCCAGTTGAAATAGATGCGCTCCAGCTTCTTGAGGATCGGCGCAAAGTCCGCCTCCGTCACCTGCTCTTCTGTGCCGCTGCCCGACTTTGGCACGGTCGATGTGCCCTCGCCTTGGCACTCCATGACAAGCACCTTGCGCGGCGCAGTCTGATACCCCTTCAGGGCAAGTTCGACCTGCTCTTTCTTGTACTTCGTCCACTCCTCGGGGATATCGTCGACCGTGTAAATCGTTGTGATATTGTCGTTCGGATTGTTGACCGGAAACACCATGGCGATAATGCCGCGCTGTGCCCGCTGGATTGCCGTGATGCCCTGCTCGCGGAACGAGACATATACGTTTGGCATTTTAAGTCCCATTGTCATGTCCTCCTTTTTATCTCATAGTCCATCGTTATCTTCTGCATGATTTCATCCTGCGTTGCGCCGCCATCGATCACGTCGTAATAGGCAAAGGAAAAGTCAAAATAGATGATGTCCGCATCCTCACCGCCCGTTTCGGCGGATTGTTCCGTGATTTTAATATAGCGGTTGCCCGCCTGAAATCCCGCGTGAAAGAGTGCCGTCACATCATCCTTGAGACGGTAGAACGTCTGCGCATCCGTCTCTCCTTTTTCCGCAAAGTAGGTAACGTAAAGCCGCCCCTCGCAAAGGACTTTGTGGATGCCCGCTTGCCGCCGATGCAGATTCAGCGCAACGGCAAAACAGGGAAAATCGCACCCGTCCCGACTGTCTTCCAGATAGGAAGGATAGGGATAGGCCTGATTCAAGATCTCTTTTGCCGCCTGCAAAATATCACTGCTGCACAGCATTGCCGTACCTCCTTATGACAGCTTCTTCTTCACGTCCTGCATGAATTTTTCAAGTTCCTTCTCCACGATGCCAGATGCCTTAAAATCTTTCGCCGTCTGATCGAAAAAGTGCTTGCCCTGCACAAATCCCGTGACACGTCCCGACGGCGTTTTTTGAATGTGCCCGCGTTCGACCAGATGATATACCTTGCTCGTATTGCGCAGCTCGTATTGAATCTCACCCGTCGATACACCCGTGATCTTCCCCTTCCACGATTTTGAGAGGGGCTTCATTTTTCGGCCGTCCCGTTCATGTCCATGCGGCGTATTCTCCGCCGCCATCTTCTTCAGTCGATTGCCCGCGCGTTTCAGGTGCTTTTCCGCCGTCTCCGTGTACGTCTCCATGACCGCACCCAATTTCGCCTTGAACTCTTCCAGTCCATGAAACTCAATCTCCGCGCTCATTGCCATGCACCGCCATTCGTTTTTTGTCCTCTGTCTTGCCGCGCGTCTTTTCCACGCAGTAGAGCTCCAACGATTCATTTTCCATGTTCGGATTTACCACGGATTGTATCTCATAGCTGTGCGCTTTGTACGTGACAATGTCGCTCGCCTCGATGCCCTCACGATAGCGAATGATGAAAGTGACATTCTCCGCATTCGTCGCCTGTTTCGCCTCGTAGTATTCCCGCCCGCGTGACGGGCGGATCGCCGCGCTGATTCCGTGGTATTTCTCCACGGTGACCACGCGGGCAAATCCGCCGACTTCCTTTGTCACGCGCCCGAGAATGCTGATCTTCTTGTTCAGCATTCCCGCGTCATAAATCACAGGATCACCGCCTTTCGTAATCCGATGAAATCTGTATGTGCCCGAGGAGTGCCGTGATCGTGTGCGGATATTCCGCTGCGTTGCTCTTGCCGTTCATGGCGTTGCGGTTCGTGTACCAATGCGACACGAGCATCTTTACGAGCATCTGCATGAGGGGATTGTCGGGGACGTACTTCTTGCCCGTCGATGTCTCAATGTAGAGGTGCGCGGCGGCGATCAGTTCCCCGAGAATATCATCCTCAGAATCAATGTCCGCATCGATGCGCAGATAGCTTTTGACCGCCGTCAGCTCCTTATCCATCGTTCCCCTCCTGCACTCTTGTTTCGCGATGCCCTTACATGTCCTTGTTGATGAACACAAGCCCGTTCGCGTCGACGAGCTTCCCATCCACCAGACTGACACTCTGATAGACCTTGTTGCGCGTCGCGTTGTCGATGTAGGTCACCAGGTCGATATCATACGCCGTGTTGATGATATAGCGGTCAAGCTGCACCGCGAATGCCACGGTGTCATTCTTCGCCGCCGCATCGTAGTCTTTCATCCAGTCCGTAACCACCACGCGCGTCCCGTAGATCTCATAGAGCGGCTCACCGTTCAATCCCACCGAGACACGCGCAACTGGCTGCCCCTGCTTATCCGTAATGGCAAGGAACGTATAGAACGTCGATTCATTCATGACAAGCACCGCACCCGTACGGTAGGCGGCTGGGATTGCCTTCTTCACTTTGATGATGTCGCTATAGTCAAGTTCCTTGTTGAGTGTCACCGTCTTTGCCGGTGTCGCTCTTAAGATGCCCGTCGGCTGCCCGCTCCCCGTGCCGTCGATAATCGCCGCTTCAAGTGCTTTTCCCATGGCCGCCGATACGTTGTTGGCGACCGCCGCCTCAAATGCAGAGAGCGTCTGCACGCGTGCGACGAACGAAAGCCCGATTGCCTTCACCAGAGGATACGCCGCGAACGTCACGGATCCCGTCGTTTTTCCATCCACCGATACGCCCGTCGTTGCAAGTGCACTTTCCGTCGTCCATACAGCGGGGCTCGCCAGTTCCGACGTGGGAACGGATACGCCTGCGGGATAGCTCATGCGCGACACCAGCGGCAGGATGTTCCCGTAGCTTTCCAGTTTCTCTACGATCTGATTCAGCACCGTGGACGGAATGACCGCGCTGTTTCCGCTTGTCATAGCGACGGCGCGGAACTCCTCCGCCATCTGCCCCGTGCGGGCAAAGTTCATGAATGCGCTGCGATATTCAACGCTGTCAAGCTGTTTGTCCAAGGTCATTGTCCCCCTCTGTTCAACGACTGCCTTCTTCGGCTCTTCCTGTTGGATGACGATGTACGGCGTTTTCTCCGCGCCGACCTTCGCGGCGATTGCGGCTCTCTGCTCCGCCTCCTCCGCCGCCTTTTTGCGCAGTTCCTCCGCCGCCGCATTCAGCTCGTCCATTTCCTTGTTCAGGGCGTTCAGCTTTTCAATGTCCACGCCCTCCGCCTCAGATTCCTTCAGAATCTCCTTCTTGCGCTTCTCGATTTCCTTCAGTGTTTTCATGTGCTCACCCCATTAAAAATAGCCGCTCCCTGTTGGATGCGGCAAAAACCACTCTCTATAACTATTACGCTATTTCTCACATTTTTGATTTCAGTCGCAGATGTTCCTTTCTTTCCGTCAAAATTTCCTCCATGAACGCCGCCATCGAACGCCGCGCAATATCAACACTCGTATCATCGTAGGCGGGCATATCCACCACAGATACATCGACCACGCGGGCGATTTTACTGATATGGCGTACGTATTTCATCTCCGATACCTTCTCGCCGTATTCCTGATCGACGATGAACCCATAGCTCATTTTGGCAATATCCTTGCGGCGGATCAGCTCGTAGATGTCTTTCCCCTGCGTCGTTTCCGCCAGTGCCGCCGTCACCTTCAGCCCCTTATCGTCAATCGCAAGGTGAAGTGTGTCGTTGCTCGTACGCGCAAGAATGGGGAAACTCTCCATGTGGTTATAGCGCAATACCACATCCGCCATATCCGCGCCGTCGAATGCTCCCGCGTCGATCACCTCATAGATGGAAATACCGTCGACGGTATAGAGGAGCGTCGGCGCATTGAATACCGCTGCATATCCTTCGACTGCCTGTGCCTTGTCCCCCGATGCGGCGGCGATGTCCGCACGCCGAAACTCAGCTTTCTGCATCACTCTCACCTTCTTCCATCGGATCTTTTTTCGGCCGTCCTACGTCATTCAGTGACCGCAATTTTCCCATCTGATACGCATCGACAATCGCCGTATTGGCAACGTTGAGTGTCTGCACGCGATCCTCTCCCTCTTCAATCGGTGGCAAGTTGAGAAGTTCAAGGCACTGGTTCGTCGTGAGAAGTCCCAAGGGACGCAGTTCGCGGATGAGGGATATCTTCGTTTTGGTCTCCGAGTACATGAGACGGTTCCCGCTAAAGTGAACAGCATAGCCCGCATCGATTTCGGCGGCGGTGAATATCTTTCGCGTGAATTCCTGTGATAGTGTGATAGCAATCGGCTCAATGGTGTTCTCGTAGAATGACTGCCATTCGACTTCCGAGTATTTCCCGCTCACGATGTTCTTGCTTATACCGAAAAAGTTATAGACATTATCCCGTACATAGTCCAGCTGCGCCGTATCCGCCGCCTCAGGCTCTCCCTCCACGGGCGTAAATTCCATCGTGCTGTCTGTGACCGCGATACCGCCCTGCGTCACGTCCTTCAGATTGTCCGTCAGTTCGCGGGCTTTCTGTTTCCACGCGTCCGACCCCGCTTGTCCGACGATCCGCGCAATCCCGCGCACCTTCCCCGAGTTGACCGCCTTATTCTTGAAGGACTGCTGCAGTGTGTCAAGAAGTGCCAGCTGGTCGGCGATGTTGCTTTCCGTATGCGGGATAAAGTCGCCATTGCCAAAGTCATAGCGGATGTGAATGATGTCGCGATATGGGATCGTGTCCTTCTTCCCTTTCTTGAATCGAAAGAGCAGATACACTTCCCCGTCCAGTTCGCGCGGCTCTACGCTCAGATAGTCCAGCACCCAGAGCGCGATGACCGCGCCGCGTGCGTCCCTCGTGATCTTGATGTAGGCGTTCTGATTCTGTACGAGCATATACGCCATTTTGTAGTAGAAGTCGTAGGCGGTCATATAGGCATTCGGCTCAAGCGTCAACACGTGATGCAGGGTTTTGTTTTCGTCATGCATCCGGCGTTTCCCCTGCTCCGTCTTCGTAATGCACGGTTCAAGTTTTGCGATATGCTTTGATAGCGTCGCAAAACAGGTCTTTAGGAGAATGTCGTTGGAGTAGTCCCCGCGTGAGAAAAACACCTGCTGATAGTCATTGATCAGCTCAAGGCGCGTGGTCTGCTGCGGATCCTGCCCCGTCTCACGTCCGAATATAGCTTTGAACATTGACCGCAATTCCATTGCTTCACCTTCTTTCGTTTTGTCCTTATGCCGCGATTACGACGCCTTGCGTCCAAGAATCACCTCAAGTGCCCCGATCACGCTGTCATAGTACCGCCATGTTTCCACTTCTTTTGCGCTGTACTCCGACTTGCTGTAGAACAGTTTCCCATAGACGGCAGTTTTGAGATGATGCGCATTCGCCAGCTTGCCGATCTTATGCGCCGATACGCCGAACATTGCGCCGATCTCCTTTGCCGAATACGTTCTTCGTTCGGCGACGGGCAAGGGAAGAATCGGCGTGCCCGTGACCATCTCCGCCGCTTTCGCATTGCATACCTCTTTGTATTCCTGAATGCGTGTGCGCTCTGCAATCTTCAAGAGGAGATTCGCCGCGCGTGTGCGTGCGTTGCGTTCCATAATGTCAATGCGCTTTTCCTGCATCGCATCATCTTTCCTGCTTTTATAGCTGCCTGTCTTGCGAATGGCAGGAAGAACCTCCGATGTGACCCACCGCTTGAATTTCTTTGCCGTCGGCAGCTTCGATGAGAGGATCATGGAATATAGCCCCGATTCGTTGATGATGGTCATATTCGGGTTTCCCTGAATACCGTCGCGAATTGCGACGGTATTCTTATCTTCATCATCAACGTGTTTTGCCAACGCATCTCGCGGGTTGCTGTACCCAAGAATCTCTGCCACGTCCTTTCCGACGAAATACGGGCTTCCCTTCACCTCGATTGTCCGAACTCTCCCAAATTCGGCGTTTTCAAAAACCTGTACTGCATTTTTCATTGTCCACGTCTCCTTTGCTGCCAGACATATAAAAATTCATGTCCCTATAACTATTACGCTATTTCTTCACAAATCGTTTTTGTTGTCCAGATAGAGAACAAACGCATCCAGAAATGAGGAGTAGCCGTCAATGCGTTTCGTGAGGTTCCGATTCTTGTATGGCTTGATGTTCCCCGATGTATCGGATACCGAGAGCGTATTGAGTAAGCACCACTTGAAGATCGGGTTGTTGTTATAGACGACGTTCCCCGCCTTGAAATATGCCTTACTCTCGAACATGTACGTGCTCAGTCCGATGAAGGATTGACTGACGGGCGTACACATACCCTTCCCAAAACTCTCTTCCAGTTCCTTGACGAGATACGCCGCGTTATAGCGGTCGTAGCCGATTTTATAGGCGAATATATTATGATCCGCCTGTAGCTCGTTGAACCATGTGCACACGTCCGAGGGGTTGATGATGCGTCCTTCACAGGTGCGCATCAGCCCGCGGCTGATCCATACGTCGTAGGGCACTTGGTCTTTTTCGATATGTTCCTGCAAGGTGTCTTTCGGAATCCAATACATCTGATTCACGTATAGTTTGCCGTCGCAGGGGATGAGTGCCGTCGCGCAGGTGAGGTCGGTGGTCTCCGATAGGTCGACGCCGCCGAGGAAGTATTTCCCGCTGAAATCCGATAGGTCGAATGTCTCTGCGCTGTCGATGTCCTCGTAGCTAAAGAATGTGTCGCGGGCATTTTCGCGGATGTTGAACTGTTTAACGAGCAGGTCACGCAATGTTTTTTCCGAGAGCATGGCGCGTTTGACTTCCTGTCTCAGCATCTCGATTGACTTGCTTACGCCGAGGTTCGGATTCGCCTTGCCCCATGTGGATTCATCCGCGACTTCGTTTTTGCCGTCCAGTTCATAGAGCAGTGGTAGGACGGTTTCATCCTCGTACTCCCCGCTTTCGTAGCCGTCAATGATGGCCGTGTATTCCTGATATTTGGAGTCGAAAATAGAGTCCTGTTCGATGTAGCCGCCCGTGCTCATGATGAGGGTCAGCGGTTCGGCGCGGCTGTACATGCCGCCCTTTACCACGTCATAGATATTTCGGTCTTTGATTGCGTGAAGCTCATCCAGTGCCATGACCGAGGGGCTCAGACCGTCCATGCTTCCGCTGTTTTTGGAGAGCGGGACGAATTTATTAAAGCCCTCCGTCCGCGCAATCTCATTCACGCGTATCTTGAAATAGCGCGAAAGCAGCGGGCTCGTTCGGATGATCTGTTTCGCGTATTCCCAGATGATCTTGCTCTGCTGCCGATCCGTGGCGACAGAATAGACTTCCTGCCCCGCTTCTTCGGCAAAGATGAGGATGTAGAGGATAATCGCCGCCGAGAGCAGGGTCTTTGCGTTCTTGCGCCCGACGAACAAAAAGATTTCCCGGTATTGCCGCCGCCCTGTCTCTCTGCTGCGGAATCCGAACAAGCATGACACGAGGGCTTTTTGCCATAGCTCCAGCAAGAACGGACGCTTTCCGTCTTTGAATTTCGGGATACAGCAAAAGCCCTCGATGAATCCGATTGCCTTTTCCGCCGCGCGTTCATCGAAATAGTACGCGCCCGCATCGGCGTGAAGGTTCGCCGCGATATGCGCGTATACTTTTTTCAGTTTTTTCCCTGCGACGATTTCGCCCGTCTCCAGTTTTTCTTGATACTGCTCTATGTAGTTCATGCATTATCCCCGCGCCGCCATCATTTGAATTTCTTCGCGAACTCTGCCAATGCGTCATGATCCGCCTGTGTCTCAGGCATGAACCCTTGCAGCTGTTTCACCGTCGCCGTGAGTTGTTTCGCGTATGCGGTGTAGACGTTGACCTCAGGACTGATCCGATAGCCTGATTGTCCGCCACCGTTATCATACGCAACAACAACGCCGCTTTTGATCGTGCTTTCCTGCAGCTCATCCAGATAGGCAGCAAGGTAGGATAGCCGATCTATGAGGATGGATACGACGATTTTTTTCTCTTCTTCGATGTTTTTTGTTATGGCAGAGAGTTTCTTTTTGTACTTTTTGATTGCCTTGCGACGCTCCGCTTCCCTTTGTTCTTCCTGCTGTTTTTCCTGTTTTTTACTCTTTCTCATACCACCCTCCCTGCAAAATTAAGGATTTTTCACAAAATACCCGGGCGCAGGTCTTGATTTAGATTAGATTTTCCTGCAATCCGGGGGGCTTCCTCTAATTCTTTATCTCCTCAGCATTCTTCGATACATTTTGATGAGTGTCCATTGACGCGCCGTGTACTCGCGCCGCGCCGTCCCGTTCTCATCCGCCTCGCCGCCCGTCGGCGGAAGGACGTTGCCCTCTGCGTCGAATCTGCACCTCGCCTCCTGCCGACGATTGCGGCTATGGATTTCATCGTGGCACTGCTCACAGACGGTGATGAGGTTGTCCGTGTTCATGCTGATGCTCGCATCCCCGATGTTCATCGGCGTGAGTTCCCTGATGTGGTGCACGATCTTCGCGTGCGGTGCACCGCACACTTTGCACATGTATAAATCCCGTGTGAGAACAAACGCACGAATCTTTTTCCACTGGAGCGAATTGTAGAAGGCTTTACTGAAATCTTTTGCCATGTGATACCTCCTCTTTAATGTCCCGCCGCTATATGCTATGAAAATTGTCTAGCGGCGTTTCTTTGTTCTGCCTGTCTTTTTCCTGTCTTGCCATAAGAAAGCTATATTCCTGCGCGTTCTTCGTGTTGCGCTTTTCCCCGTCGTAGAGATAAAGACGGTCGATCAGATAGTCATATAGGTATGGCGCACGCCGCGACGCATCCTTCAGCATTGCCGCGATTTCTTCTTCCGTGTAGTGATCTGCGCTCTGTACTTTCTGATAGGGATTCCGCATATATCGTTTCATGGCATTTTCCGCTTCAGGTCTAGTTCGATGCTTGCGATTATGTCTTTCGTCTCTCTCTTTGTTCTGCCGAGGATTTGCGCCGTCTCCTTCATCGTGCACCCTCGCTCAAAAAATTGGAGGATGGCAGCGCGTTGGATGTTGGACAAATAGCGGCGTTCCATGATCTCACAGTCAATCAGCATTTCGGCGTAGTAAAAGCTTCCGTTGTTTCGCTTGTCTGCTATTGCCCGCTTGTTGCGGATCATGTGCCATACGGCGGCGGCGGTATACTCATATTCGTAATCATTCAGCGGGCGCAGTTCTTCCAGGTATCCGCTTCTGCAATGCTTATAGTTGCCGTCACTCATCCGCCGTCACCGTCCCTTTTCATCATCCGCCATCCGTACTTTCCCCTATGCTCTTCTCATTCGCGCTTTTGTCTCTTTCGTTTTGTGTCCTCAGCTCTATTCTCACATCGCTCGATATAGGCGATTGAGACAGGATACCCCTCCGCCGTATAGGTGTGATAGGATAGGTCTTTGATGATGCGGTATCCTTTCGGCGCGACGAGCTCTGGGTTATACGCATCCGCCCGCGTCACCCGTTCTTTTTTCGGCTCGCGCCGCACGAGGTTTCTGCTCGGTTGAATGCGCCCCGATTGGTCTGCGATTTTCTCTTTCGTGAAATAATCCGCCATCTTTTCCGCATCCCGCAGATGCCCGCCGAACAGTTTTATTTCCACGTTGCCATGCGGCCACGCTTCCTTGATCTTCTCTATCCACTTCATCGGCACAGCCGGTAATAGGATATGCGCATGGGGACGGCCGCCGCCGTTTAGATTCTCCAGCACCGAGATGTATTTGGCGGGAACACCCGCTTTCTTGTAGATGGCGCGGATCCGCCGCTTGAATCCGTCGTTGAATTCTTTCGTGATCATTTCCGCATCCATGAACGCACGGCACGTCAACGTTATGTATAGGTCACCTGTTTCAAAATTATCGATGATGAGACGGGAAAGCTTTTCTGCACGCAGACGGCGATTCACGGCAGCTTGTGTCTCTTTCGTGACGTTCTGCTTTTTTGCCCGCTTTTCTCTCGTAGCCGGATGAAGGGGAAGCGCACGATGTGAATAGTATTTCTTGATGATGCCAAATCGTCTGTTCTGTGACAGCCAACTCGATTTCATGTACATACGCCGCCCCGTTCCTCTCTGTTGTATAAATATGTCGGTGTTTTAATTCCTTAATCAAGGGGAAAAGGGGACTGCGCCCCCCTGCTTCAAAAAGCTGCTATTATATAGAAGCTTTCCCCTCGTTTTTTCTCGCGGCGATGCTCACAGTTCTTTCTACTCACACAATGCATCCCGTCTTCAAGTCATACCGTTCGACATTTGTTCCATAAGCGATGGATTTCTCATATCCGTTCTTATCCGCCCACTCTCGGAAGGTTTTTGTAAGCATATTGCTCAGCTCGTCGAGGGCGGATTGCTCAGGACATTCAAGGTAGTCCTCATCAAGACCTTCTTCATCCATTTGGCGTCGCATATCTTCAATGACTTCTTCACCTCTCACGAAAAGCTCCAGCTGTTCCTCTTTCCAGATGTAGACGGTTTCCTCTTCGTCTGCATTTCTCCTCGCATCCTCTAACGCTTTCTCAATGCTGGAGAAATAGAACTGCGCCCGCTCTCCCTCTTCGTTGAAGCTATACAGATACAGATCTGCAGACGGTACATGTCTTTTCATGCCCGCTCCCCCTTCCCTGATCTGCGTCCATCTTCGCGATGAATGCTCCGATGCAGTCGATTAGTCCCTCCTCCGTCAAGGGGACATTGTCCTTCGTGTAGAGCTCATCAAATCCACATTCAGGACATATCGTGCATCCCGTCCCACCGCCCAGTATCTTATCCACCTGTGCGGAATACCTACGCCCCTCGTGCTCGAATCGGCAAGCAAGCGCCCCTGCAACGCCTAGTCGCTCTATCTTGTACTCCACTATTGCGCCTCCTTATGCACTTTCACGTTCTTCCTCGCCGCACATTTCCGGGAGATTCACCCTGACAAGAGCTTCCGCAAATGGCGGCGGTACAGCATTACCGCATCGGGCGACTTGCGCCGATTTTGGATAGTGCTTTCCATCTGCATCACGGTCGATGATGTAATCCTCCGGAAAGCCCTGCGCCCGGAACAGTTCGCGTGGGGTCAGCATCCGCAAGCCGATGTCGATGATCTGATATGGCTCGCCTCTTACAATGACAAGCCCGAATCTGTCTTTTGCCGTGATCGTATGCAGCGGCTCTCTGAGGGATTGTCCCTCTCCTTGCCCGTAATACTTAATCAAGAGTGCTGTCACAAGTCCATACCGATTGGACGAATCCGCCGTCATGAGCGGCTTGTCTACTGCTTGCCCGCGCACCTCTTTTCCCGACTGTTCCGTGTGATACTGTATCAGGAACGGCGCAATGTGGTCGTCCACGATGTATGGCTGCGGATGCTCCAGCACAAATTTTCTAAGCCCTCGCGCAATGCGCCGCATCGTATTTTCGCAGAGCGGCTTCTTTCGGTCATAGATGCTCGGGCACGGGATTGTCCAGTCGATGATCTCTGCCGCTGTCCGCCACGGATGGAGGATACCGCTCGCTACAAAGAGCGTTGACGGATCTCCATGCGTCGGTTCAGGCCAGACGATTGGCAAGCCGTCACACCGCGCAATGAGAAAAAACCGCTTGCGTATGGTCGGTGCGCCGTAATCACACGCCCGCAGCTCGTTCCATTCGACACGGTACCCATAGCGTTTGAGTGCATGGACGAATCTCCGAAATGTCTGCCCTTTGCGCTTCGGGTCGGGGCGATTTCCGACCAGCGGTCCCCACGTCGTGAACTCTTCCACATTCTCGAGGATGATGACGCGCGGCCGAACGAGCTTTGCCCAACGAACCGCCACCCATGCAAGCCCGCGAATTGCTTTCTCAACGGGCTTGCCGCCTTTGGCTTTCGAGAAATGCTTGCAGTCTGGTGAAAACCATGCAAGACCAACGGGATGACCTGCGCACGCCTCCACTGGGTCAACGTCCCAGACGTTCTCGCAGTAGTGCTTCGAACTCGGATGATTGGCACGGTGCATTGCAATCGCCGCAGGGTCGTGATTGATTGCAATATCCACGCTTCGCCCTGTGGCAAGCTCGATGCCCGTGGATGCCCCGCCGCCGCCCGCAAAGTTATCGACAATCAGCTCCACGCCCGCACCTCCTCAAAAACATCCACGCTCACGATTCTTCTCGTTTACCTGCCGCTGCAAGTCGCCGCGCTGCTCTTCGTCCCATCCATCTGCGTAAAGCCAGGATTCGCAGAGCGTTTTAACATCTGTAAGCTCCATCGCAAGACGTTTGCGTGCCTCCTGCATCACCTCGTTCATAGCCTCACACGGAGTTTTCTTGTTGGTCTGCTCAATCTGCGAAACGGTATATGCCTCCTGAATGACCTCATCGGTCTCCTCAATGAGTTTCGCAATCCATGCTATCCGCTCTGCATCGCGGTACTTTGTGCACGGCTGCGGGCGCGTCATATCTATTTCCTGCACCTTGTCCTCCTTTTCATGTTCCTCGATATTCACGAGCGGCGCATCGCCGCCCTCATAGAAGAGAATTGTTTTTCCTTCCTGCTTTGCTGCCTCATATTCGCGCATGCATCCGCGGCTCTTTTCGTATCCCCTGCACATGATGACCGCATCCGCCGGATGCATGACTTCAAGGCAATACGTCATGACCTCCTCATAGGAGAGATCCGCCAGCGGCGCGAACATGGCAAGCGGATTGATGCACATGATATCTGCATACATCTCGTGAAGATGCCGCTGAACATCTGCCGCCTTTTTGCGGTTCTCTTCCTCGTTCCCCGTGTACGGATGGGAAATGTAGTACCATTTCATGATGCTGCTCCTTTCGCCGCGTCATTATCATCATCTAGGAAGTCAAACAGCGTCGGTGCGCTCTGCTTGACTTCCTCTGCCTTGAGGTATCCGACACCGTCGCGGAAATACTCCGCGTTTAGTTCCGTCGCCATACCCCGCCGCCCGCGCTTCATGGCGCAGAGTGGGACGGTCATGAGACCGCCGAACGGGTCAAAGATCAGGTCGCCCTTGTTGCTGTATCGGTCAATGAGACGTTCCACGATGTCAAATTGCAGCGGGCACACATGGAGCTGTTTACCCTTTTGCGCCTGCAGGGTGTTCATCGTCCGCATGCGGTTGATATCGTCCCAGACTTCATCCGTCCAGCTGCCGGGTGCAACGACCATGAACGAGGCAGGCAGTTTCCGCTCCTTGTCGAGCTTTTCCGCCATCGCGACGTGCTCTTCATAGTTATAGACCGTCTCGCGGCTATATTTCCGATAGACGCGCTGGAGGTCGGTCACGGGGAACGCCATGACCTCATCCTTGGTGAGCGGCCGATCTCCACTGCTGCGCCAGTATCCGTGCGCGTCGATCTGCCACCGACCGCGCGTGTACTCTTCCTTGCTCTTTGTGACGGGCGTATCCGCGTATGCCTTTGATGTATCCGTCGGCAGTTTACGGAACAGCAGGATGTACTCAGGGCACCCGACGCCCATCTTGCTCCCGTCCTTGCACTGTTCCGTCCAGCCGAGGCGGTACGTCTGATTGTTCTCGCGCACCACGTCGGTGACGACCGTAATCATGCCAAAATACTGAAAGCCGTGCTTGGTGTAGTGCTCGATGCAGAGCGCATGGAACGGCTCAATCGTCGGCATTCCCGTCCCCGTCGCGTTGCCGAAGAGTACGCGGTCTTTGACGTGACAGGCAAAGACGCGCCCGGGCTTTAGGATGCGCAAAAGCTCAGAGCTTAGATAGTCCATCTGGTCAAAGAACCGCGCCGTGCTTTCGTTGTGCCCGAAGTCGTTGTAGCTTGCCGTGTACTCGTAGTGATTGGAGAACGGAATCGATGTGATGATTTCATCCACCGAATCCGCCGCCATCGTCTTTGTCTCCTCAATGCAGTCATTATGAATGGCCGTCCATCCTTCGCCTGTTACTTTCACGCGTTTCACCCCGATGCTGCGTCCCATTTCGGCGGCTGCGTTTGCCCCGCCTAATCCATATTCGCGTATGATTTCCGCCATCTTTTCCGTGAGATGGTTGTACTGCGTCCACTTATGCTGCAGGACTTTGAGGATCTCCTGCTCGCTGTCCATATAGATGATGTCCACGATGACCTTTTCCGGCTGCAGGAACCGATGACAGCGGTGGATCGCCTGAATAAAGTCGTTGAACTCATAGTCGATGCCCAGAAAGATCATGCGGTGACAATATCGCTGAAAGTTGCATCCGCTCCCCGAGAGCTCCTTTTTCGTTGCGAGGATGCGGAACTTCCCATCGGAAAAGTCGATCGTGTTCCGCTCGCGCACATCCATATCCTGCGATCCGTAGATTTCCCGCGCCGCGGGGAGTGCCTTCTTGATTGCGTGGCGTTCTGCTTCGAGGTCATGCCAGATGATGAAGTGATCATCTGGATCCGTGTCGATGATGCGTTTTGCTTCTGCGATCCGCGCGTCGATGCTTTCGCGTTTTTCCCGTGCCGCCTCAGAGAGTCCCTGCGCGGCATCATGGAATATCTTGACTTGCCCGTCCTTTTCCTCTGTGAGTTCGGGCGGCCGTCCCAATTTGTGATAGCGGATTTCCATGTCGGGCAGGTCGTAGCCCGTGTCGTCATAGCCGAGGTCGGACGGTTTCTGGATGAAGAGCGCCCATGTCGATAGCCATAGCCAAAACTCCTTCTCCTTGTGCGGATAGAGTGTGAGGTTGTTTGCCTTTGTGCTGTCACGCTTGAAGAACCGCGTCAGGGCTTGCCCCGTGTCCATGATTTCAAGGTATCCTGCATAGTGGATGAGTTCCTTGTATTTGTTCGGTGACGGTGTCGCGGTGGAGACGAGCTTATATGGCACGCCGCGAAATTTATAGAGGAATGTCTGATAGGTCTTGCTGCCAAAGGAGCGCAATACCGCCGCCTCGTCAAGGCTCGTCCCCGCGAATGCGTCGGGACGGATGTCCCCGTCGCGGATCCGCTCGTAGTTCGTGATGAAAAGCCATCCGGGCGCGGCGGCGATTTCCTCCATGCTGCGCACATAAACAGGTGCGTCCATGTGAAGGATGTTTTCAGCGTCGCGCATGAACTCTTGCTTTACGCCCAGCGGGCAGACGATCAGCATCTTGCCGCCCTTGTGTTTGTGGATGAGGCGGCACCATTCGAGCTGCATGACGGTTTTCCCTAGGCCGAACGCCGCGAATATGGCGCGCCGTCCGCCGGCCGCCGCCCACATGACCGCATCCCGTTGATGCGGCTTGAGTGCGGAACTGATTTCCCCCGGATCAATATTTATGCCTGTCTTTTTGGCAATGACCATTTTCGATCTCAGGAATTCTCTGTATTTCTTCATGTTGTTCCCCTTGTTATTCTTCCTCATCGGCTACCTTGATGAGGATCAGTGTACCCTTGCTTGGCAGTTTCCGTCGACCCTCGCGCCATGCACGCTCCCGCGCCTCGATGCGCTTTGCGGCCGTGCGGCGTGTGCACCACTGGACGGTGCTTCTCTTCACCCCGGCAAGAACGGCGATTTCGTCGATGGTTCCCTCCCCGAGGTACGTGTCCCCGCGATAGGCGGTGTATATGTTCCGATTCGGCTGCGACATACGCATCCTCCCTTGCTCTATTGTGTTTTCGCTCTGTGGATGCTATACTTTTCATGTCTTCTGATCGCTTCCACTGTGGAGCGTTCCCGTTCCTCCCACAAGGAACGGGCTTTTTTATGCGCCGATGTCCATGATCTCCACGCATACCCATGATGCGGCGCGTGGCAGATACTTTGCGATATACGGCGTCATTTCGCCCGTGTCTGCATCGGTGACGGTGTAGCCGCCGTTCTCATCCGGTGCGTCGCCGATGATGTATTTCGGCGTTTCGCGGTTCATGACGGTTTCGGTTGCCCGCGTGACCGCCTCCACCCATGCGGGATCTTCAGATGCGATGCCGCCCTCGCGGATGGCGGGGTCATGGCGGATAAGTTCACGGCGATAGATGCCCCGCCATAGGTTTTCCTTCTCCGTGCTGCTGTAGATCAGCCGCCATTCGCGCATATCCATCGGCTCCCTCTCGCGATATGTGCACCGCCAGAATGTGCGGTCATGATATCTGCATACAAGGCAATGCTTTTCGCAGACGTTTCCGCGATAGCGGCGGCAAAGATGCCCCGTCATGTGGCGATGATGACAGACGGGGCATAGGTTGTCCTTGTAGATGGTACGAAATTCCTCCTCGTACCTGCGCTTTCGCATCTGCTCACGGTCGCGCATCAGCGCCGCCTTGACGGTCATTTGCATCGTGGACTACCACGCCGCACATTGACCGAGACGGAGGATAAGCCCGGCGGCGTAGCCAACGCCGAACGCCCCGCCGATGACGAATGCCCAGCCCCACGGGTAGAGGTAGGGCGTGCGCAGGTTCATGAACCATGTATAGATATTCATGTCCAGTCTTCCATGTGCGGATTCTGCTGCATCAACGTGAGAACGCGCCCGAGCTCGTGCGCCTCCTCGTCGGAGAGGGTAATGCCCTTTCCCATGTACGCATCCATGCCGTCTCCGTTCGGCTCGTACGACCAGCGGCGCAGGTCGAGCTTTGCCGGGCGGTCGTTGTAGCTGATCCGGTTGAGTTCGAGCGTCTTGCTCCCGTCCCTGTTGCGGCTAATTACCGCGATACGCTCTTTGATGTCGTAGGAAAATGCTTTCTTCATGTCGTTCCTCCTATTCGGCGGCTTCCTTTGCGTTCATCTCATCCGCGACCGCCTGCGCGTCCGCCTTGTCTCTGTACAGCGTGCCCGCATACTCACGGTTGCCGCTGTGATCGACGGCGGACGTGTCCTTGATGCGCTGCGCCTGATACATCATGATTCTTTTCACCGGATCAATCGGGATGCTTGCTACAAACCACTTGCTCTTCATTCGGTGTCTCCTTTCACCCAATATGTGAGTATTAGTTCATCTCCTGGATAGATCATCCCGTGGCGTTCGAGCAGCCAAGGATTGTTTTCCTCGATGCCGCTCTTGTACTCGATGATATATCGGCGTGTACCGGTATTCTTACGGAGATACGTCTCTGCGATATCCCAGAGTGTGTCGCCACTCTTGACCACGTAGACCTCCTCCACGAGGACGGCGTTCCGTCCATCGGGCTGAGGACTGCATGCCCCCGCGAGCAGGATTGCCGCCCCTGCGATGCAGCATCCCGCGATCAGTTTCTTACCAGTCATCACGCAGCCGCCTCCTTTCGTTCCTCCTCCGTTACTGTTGCAGGACGCACTTCGACGATGACGTCCTTTTGCCCGGACACATCAAGGAGTACCTCCCAGATGTGCCGAGCCTGCGCCTCGGTCATTTGGATCACCTCCTCTCGCGGTTGTTTCCCTCCTCCCCATCGTGATATAATCACAGCGAAAGGAGGTGATTGTATGAATACTGTTGAGATCAACCTGACTTCTGATAAGTCGACCGTCGTTCATAATCTGAGAGAAATTCGTGTGTTCTATGACGGAAAACTTACCGAGACGGTCACACGGGATGATTTTGCTAATCTTATCTGCTACCCCGGGCATTCATATTCGTTCGTCGGAGCAGAAGAAAGCGCAGCAGTCAAAGGAAATGATGTCTGCTACCTCAAGTTCTACCCTTGAGGTCAGAATATCACTTCAATGTAGAGAGTATGGCTGTCTCCATACTCTCTATTCATTTCCGCAACAATCTGCTTCACATCATTCATAAATCGCCCTTTGATGATTACCCGCATCACAGGCTTCTCTTTCACAAGAGCGGCTACGAACCGTTTCAAAAATCCAATCATCCCCTCACCTCCTCTCGCGGTTGTTGCTCCCCCGCATGGCGGGGGGATTTCGACTCTTACAGATGGCGGCTGTAGTGATGCCGCGAGTTGTTCCCCGCGAGGCGGATCGGTGTTGTCTCGAACAGCCCGCCGCTGCGGTCGAAGTGCTGCGTATAGGCATTGCCGCCGATCGCACGGAGCAGCCTCTTTGCAAAAGACACGCTGCACTCAATCTCTCCGTACTCCTCAATTTTCTGCTTGAGGTTGCGGTAGTGTACCATGTCCTCGCGGTCGTTCATGTCCGGTGCCCATCCCTTTGCCTTGAGATAGGCATCGATGCAGTCCGCCGGGCTTACCTCTTCCGGGAACGTGTAGTATGTGACTCGCATTTCCCTTCATCTCCTCTCGCGGTTGTTGTGTTCCTCCTCGCCGTGGTATAATCATCACGGAAAGGAGGGGTTGGTATGACAAAAGACGAACTGAATGCCATTTTCCAAGCCGTTCACAAAGAGATGCTTGAAGATCGCTCTATTGAGCGGCTGATGGAAAAAATGAAAGAGGACGTTCATCAATGCGAAAATCCGACTTCCGTTGATACAATTGTCCCGCACATCGCCTTGATGACGATGAACTACAACGAAGCGTTCATGTTTCGTGTGCTGCTCAAAGCATTAAACAAGGATTGAGTAATCTTATCGACATCGACCGCTTTGTCTCGCCGCTCTGCTATCTCCAGCAGCAGGGCGGCGATTTCTTTTGCCTCGCCTTTGATGATGACCTCCATTCTCGCACCTCCTCTCGCGGCTGTTTAATTTACTAAACAATTTTTGTAAAAAAAATATTTGGAACGTCTTCGTTTAACGCATTGGACAGTTTCAGCAACGTGTCCGTTGTTGTAGTGCTAATCGCACCGCTCTCAAGCCCTGCAATAGTAGTTCGTGAAACGCAGGCTTTATCCGCAAGTTCCTGCTGAGTAAGTCCTTTCCCCTTGCGGTATTCCTTAAGCCTATTGGTAAGCTCCATTATCATGCCCCCCTTTCCTCTCCGTGTTTCAAGGAAAGTTTAACACGCTAAACATTGTATGTCAAGTACGATAAACAAAATGCTTGAAAAAATGTTTATCATACTATACAATAGAATCTAACGAGGTGATAACGATGACGCTTGGCGATGTAATAAAAACTTATCGAATGGAACATGGCCTAAGCATGGATGTATTTGCAAAGCGTTCGGGCTTAAGCAAGGGGTACATATCCATGCTTGAAAAAAACAGAAATCCAAAAACAGGAAAACCTATCATCCCATCTATTTTGACATATCAGAGTGTCGCAAAAGCAATGTCTACCTCCGTTGATGTTCTAATGAAAACAGTGGACAAAGAACAACTCGTTTCATTGGAGCAATCCCCCGCGCCCGCCTCGGACGATCTGCCCGACCTCACACAGAAGGACGAGCGCGAGATTATGCACATGATGGATGAGATGAAGGAAAAGCTCATGCAGGAGAAGGGGCTGATGTTTGACGGACAGCCCGCAAGTCCCGAGAGCATCCAATCCATCCTTGACGCTATGCAGATCGGGATGGAGATGGCGAAGAAGCGTAACAAGGCAAAGTACACACCGAAGAAGTACCGTCACGAGGACTGACCGATGAATGCAAGGGAATGTGCAATCAAACTCATGAGGCGATGTAACTCAAACAATCCTTTTACGATCGTACGGGCACTCAACATCATATTGATCTACTGTCATCTTGTCGATCTCAACGGGTTCTACCAGTATCATAAGCGCAATCATATCATCTATCTCTCTGAGGATCTGGACGAGGTCACCGCACGTTTTGTTCTCGCGCACGAGCTCGGGCACATGCAGCTGCACCGAAATCTAAACACGGTTTTTATGGATACACGGACGTACAACCCGCACAGCCGATTTGAACGGCAGGCGAACACATTCGCTGTCGAACTTCTTCTCCCTGACGATCTGCTGCGTGAGTACCCGGACTGCTCCGTCTACCAGCTCGCCGCGTCTGCCGGTGTGCCGGAGGGGTTTGTTGAATTGAAGAGGGCGCAGACATTTTTACAAAAAGCCGCCATAAAGGAGGGGCTCCAGACATGGATCTAAAGAAGCCGGAAAATATTACCGAGCTGATTAAAGCACAACGCATTTTACTGCGAAAGTATGCCCGGCACATGCGCTATCTCGTAGACAAAAAATATAAAAACGCCGCGCTGCTGACGTATTGGCTGTTTGACTATCTTCGATATTTGCAGATGGAGGATACATTCAATCCTCGATTCAATATAAAATATCAACGAGGGCAAATTGTATATGTGAACTTTGGCTATCGGATTGGCAGTGAACTTGGCGGCTGTCATTACGCCATCGTCTTAGACGTAAAAAATTCAAAAACGAACTCGCAAGTAACAGTAATCCCTCTAAAAAGTAAGCGCGAAAAAGAAACATCATACAGCGCTGTATATCACGTTGATATACAGTCCGAGATTTTTCGTTTGCTACTGAGCAAAGCGAAAGAAATCGGGCGCGTAGAACGAGAAAAACTTCAACAAAGCACCACTCCCGATGATATAAAGAGGGTGAAGAAACAGTTAGACATAGCAGACAGCGTAATTGATTTCGCGGAAGAGAAGATGAAAAAATCCAGTGTTGCAGACCTCGGGCAGATAAGCACGATCAGCAAAATTCGCATTGTTCACCCGACCAAGGCACGTGATCCGCTCTCAGGGATTTGTCTGTCGGATGAGAGCATGCGGCGCATAGAGGATAAGCTGCATTTCTTGTTTTTCTCAAATAGGATTTGACAATTAACCGTTGTAGGGGTTATACTATGAACACGAAGCGGCATCAAGTCGCTAACCAGTTCATTTTCGTGGTCTTGAGCCACAGAGCCCCTGCATGAATCATGCAGGGGTTTTTATTTTCTCAATAAAAAACCGCCCACCGTGTTGGCGCACAGTGAGCGGTTCGCACGTAGCCCCGTAGGGATATATACGTACTCCTAAACGCAAGTATAACACACCTTCGGGGATTATTCCACATCGAATCTTCGGAGGTGTATTTTTTATGGCCGAAACACAAAAGCGCGCGGCACTCTACATCCGCGTATCGACGGACGAGCAAGCCCGCCACGGCTACTCACTCTCAGAGCAGGAGTATGATCTCAAGCAGTACGCAGATCGGCAAGGGTATAGGGTGATCGGCATCTATGCCGATGAGGGCATCAGCGCACGCAAGGCACTCAGCCGCCGTAAGGGACTGCAGCGTCTCCTTGAGGACGTAGAGGCGGATCACGTTGACATCATTATTTTCAAATGCCTCGATCGCTGGTTTCGGAACATCGCGGACTATTACAAAGTGCAGGAGATCCTCGACGCCCATCATGTGGAGTGGGAATGCTCGCAGGAGTCCCTATACAACACGACGACGACCAACGGGCGGCTCATGCTTAACCTCAAGCTCTCGATCGCGCAGCACGAGAGCGATCAGACGGGCGACCGCGTCAAATATATCCATGAGGGGCTCAAGCGCATCGGTAGAGTGATCACCGGGCACATGCCGCTCGGCTATCGCATCACAGAGGACAAACGGATCGCTATCGATGAGGACGCCGTGCCGATCGTGCGCGAGGCGTTTGATTATTTTATCGTACACAAAACTGTCTTAGGCACATTTCGCATGATGCGCGAAAAGTACGGATACACTAAGACGGAGGGATCCGTCGGCCGCATGCTGCAAAATCACATCTATCTCGGTGAGTATTATGGCATCAAGGATTTTTGCCCCGCGCTGATCGACGAGGGCGTGTTTGCGCAGGCACAAAAAGTATTTGCTGGCCGCACCCGCCATCACAGCAGCGGGATTATATACCTGTTCGGTGGTCTCCTGCATTGCCCGGAGTGCGGTCGTCTGCTAACGCCCCGAAACCGTACACTCAACCGCAAGGTATACACCTACTACACCTGCAGAGACCATACCCATGGGCGGGGATGCCCGCACAAGACGTATTGGCGGGAGGATCATGTCGAGGCTGCGCTTCTGTCGTCTCTCGGCGCGGAACTGCGGAAATATCTTGCAGACATAAAAAAAGTCACCCGAAAGAGTGACAGAGCAAAATCAGGCATAACCGTTGCCGAGCTGAGGACAAAACAAACACGTCTCAAAGAGCTCTATGTAGAGGGTCTGATTGACCGCAGCGAGTTTGACGTACGACATGCCGATCTGGATGCGCAGATCGCCGCGCTTCGTCCTCGTCCCGACGTGAGCATCGCCTATCTTGAGACAGTCGCCGCAGGAGATTTCGTAAAGCGATATCAACGTCTTGGCAAAAAGGCGCAAAAGATATTCTGGTCGCGGATCCTCGATCAGGTGCAGCTCATCACAGGAGCGCCGAAGCCCGTATTTCGTGCGTTCTAGCCGTCGCGCTAAGATGCGTAACACGCCCCATGCGGGGCGCGACAGGTCGTTTCCTAACCCTTCCGCGCGGCAAAAATGTTTCAATCCACGCGCCCCATGCGGGGCGCGACCCTCTTGATACACCTTGTTCCACAGCGGGACAGAGTTTCAATCCACGCGCCCCATGCGGGGCGCGACCATTCTCCTCATTGATCTGTGCCAGAGCCTTTGGGTTTCAATCCACGCGCCCCATGCGGGGCGCGACGCGAGGCGGTTAACGTCCCCGAAATCGGTGATGTTGTTTCAATCCACGCGCCCCATGCGGGGCGCGACATCTATCGGTAAGCGCATGGTGCGCGGTTAAAGCGTTTCAATCCACGCGCCCCATGCGGGGCGCGACGAGCGTCAAAATAACGCAGTCGGAGACCTACAAGTTTCAATCCACGCGCCCCATGCGGGGCGCGACGATCAATTCTGCTTTTGTCATGTAGTCTTTTCGGTTTCAATCCACGCGCCCCATGCGGGGCGCGACTCAGTTATCTAATCAAGTATTACAAGGACGAAAAGGAGTTTCAATCCACGCGCCCCATGCGGGGCGCGACATGCTTTGACATACAATTTCCCCCTTTTGTTGAGGTTTCAATCCACGCGCCCCATGCGGGGCGCGACCAGGAGCAGGAGTTTCTGACATACGAGCGGCGCAGTTTCAATCCACGCGCCCCGTGCGGGGCGCGACCCCAAAATTCGCCGCACCTATATGCGCGGACTGAGTTTCAATCCACGCGCCCCATGCGGGGCGCGACTATAGATAAGGTCATAGGCAAGGTCTTGTGCGACGTTTCAATCCACGCGCCCCATGCGGGGCGCGACCATCCACGCCTGCGTGCCATCTTCCCGACGGATAGTTTCAATCCACGCGCCCCATGCGGGGCGCGACCATCCACGCCTGCGTGCCATCT